ACTGCATGATGGTCTCAGCTACACTCAAGCATGTGCGGCTGTAAACATCAGTCGCCGGACTGTGAACCAGTGGCGATCGGATGACCCGGCGCTCGATGAGAAGCTGCGCAACGCGAACTGCACAGGCGTGACGATCCTGAACGACGACGTGCTGCACAGATACCAAGCTGTGATTGATGGCAGGAACGAGTGGAACAAGGAGCAGGTCGCGGCGATGAGAGATTACAGCCAACACATACGATGGCTGTCGTCGCGGCTGTTCCCGAAGATGTATGGCGAGAAGGGCCAAGCCGTCGTCAACGGGCAGGGCGGTGGACCGATTACGCTGACGTGGATGTCGACGGGCAAGGATGAGGCGGTGGCGACTGAGGATCCATTGCTGATCGAGGGAACTGCCGAAACGGTGAAGTAGTCAGAGGCAATCTTGTGTGCATCTTGTGTGCATTTTGCTTCGGCGCACCAGCTTTCTCACCAGATGGTCTTGATGCGAAGATGGCTGAAAACTGCGGATCGTGTCGATAGCATAGGCTAGTAAAGCGCAGAAATCCGGCCTGTCACGCCGGAGGTCGCGAGTTCGAGTCTCGTCACTCCCGCCACTTTAAACCACTGAAATATATAGATAATTAGAAATCAGGGCCACCTTCGGGTGGCTCTTTTTTTGTGCTTGTGTGCATTATGTGTGCATTTTGGTTTGAAGCACACTGCCATAACCCCTATATTTATGACACACGGTCATCGAATATATGAGGGGTCAGACCAATGAAGATTAAACGTAATGCGCAAGCTCAGAAGCGTGGCCTCGATCGGTTTGATCTAGATCTATCCGCCGAGCATAAGCGCGGCCTGGTGCCGCAGAGGTACGTAAGAAAAGACGCAACCGGCAGACCGTTCACTACGAAGACCGCGGCCAAGGAACATTGGGACAAGGTGCTGGCACCGCAGATCTCTAGCGGCGGCGTGGCGGATGACGAGAAGACGTTCGCCGACGCGGTCGGTGCTTGGGAAAAGCATCTGGATGAAGAGGTCGCCAACGGCGGCTTGTTTGAAGCGACCAAGCGCGAGAATCTTGCTTCAGTTCAAAATCACATTCTAAACAGCTGCACTCTTCGCGGCGTCGAGATCGGCAAGGTGCGTCTCTCGTCGATCGATCATCGACTGCTGCGCGACGAACTGATTCGCGGCGGTCAGTTGCTGGGTCTCAACCTCTCGCGTCACAGCGTGATTAAGCTGCTCCAGAGGCTGAAGAAGATTTTCGAGATCGCGGTTCTGGAGAAATGGATCACCGCCAATCCAGCCACCTTGCTGACAATTCCTGCGTGGCAGACTGACCCATTAGACAAGGCGCTCGACCCGAAGATCTACGGACGGTTCTCGCAGGATTTGCCAGCTCTCTTCGACGCACTGCGCTGCATCGCACCTCAGTATGTTCTGCCTCTTCAGGTCGCGCGCTGGACTGGCGTGCGTGTTGGAGAGCTGCGCGCCCTGACGGTCCAGCAAGTTGCTGCGACCAATCAGCTCGCGCTGGTGAAGATCAACCGTGCCTGGAAGAACAACGACAGCGCGATCGGCAAGGTCAAGGGGCCGCGTGGCCGCGAGCGCTCTCGCCAGGTTCCCATTGAACTCGAAGAGTCGCAGCAATTGTTTGAGCATGCGTTGCGCGAGGGCGTCCGCGACGACCAGCTGCTGTTCGGTAACTGGGCTGGCAAGATCCGCAAACCCATGAACGAGAACAGCCTGCGGCACGCATGGTATCAAGCGCAGTTCGCTGTGCGCGGGTGGCTGTTCTGCAGGTCGTCAAACACACGAGACACCGGACGCGCATACCGCCTGATTGAATTGCCCAAGCCGATCCAAGAATTCACGAGTGATGAGTTCGATTCGTTCCGGTTCGGTCAATCTGGATTGGCGAAGGGCGTCGAGCGCAACGGCTTGTGCTTTGCAACCATCGAGGAAGCTGCCGCGCACATCCGCCTGACGTTGTTTGGCCTGCATGACCTCCGACATCTCTATGCAAGCGAGTTGTTTGCACAAGGTTTGGAGTTGCGCGACGTGGCCTCGATGATCGGAGATACGGAAGAGACCACGACCAAGCACTACCTGCACTTCATCCAGAAGGGCGTCGAGAAATTGCAAGTGATCCTGCAGGCACGCCGTGCAGCGGCAGAGGCAGTGTGATGTACGCGATAGCACACGGACCTTGCCTCGCCTGCGGTCGCCTCTTCAGCTTCAACCCAATGCGGGTGCCGTCGTTCACACCACCTGGCGGCACCCGTGAACCGATCTGCCGCGCCTGCATGGACCGCGTCAATCAGCAGCGGCAGGCGCAGGGTCTGGACCCGCATCCGATTAACGCAGATGCGTACAACCCCATCGCAGAAGAGGAGCTGGGCGCATGATCTTCCAGTTCTTGGTGGAAATTCTGAAGGCGCTGATTTAACGGGGCGCACTCACCGGTTGGTTCTCACAGGGAGGCTGGCTTGCACATGCGACTTGGTTCTCACGACGTGGATGGCTCGCACTCACCTGTTGGTTCTCACTACCTTGATGGCTCGCACGGAGGGAATGGTTCTCACCTGTCGTGTGGCTCGCACCCGCAAAGTGGTTCTCACATAGCCATTGGCTCGCACTCCGGAATGTGGTTCGCACATTTCCGTTGGCTCGCACGCGCTGTTTGGTTCTCATCTGCTCCTTGGCTCGCACTCAGTTTATGGTTCTCACACGACCCCCGGCTCGCACAATTACGGTGGTTCTCACCCGGAAGGTGGCTCGATCTTGTGAGCATGACCCGCATGCACCATCACGTAAGGAGCGGGTGGCGGTGTCCCAAATTCGTGGGTCCACCAAACCTCTTGCAAATGAGACAGGAACATCTTCACGGCATATCGCTTAGCCCGTGCATGAATGTGTCCAGGCGGCAGCTTGCCAGCGGAGTACGCCTTGTAGGCATCGGTTGACTTGCCGATCTTGAACCGCTCCAACTTTGCCTCGGCCTGATCTGCCAGCAAACCGGCCTCGTTTCTGGAAGTCTCAAGCTCTTTGCGATCCTTGTAGATCTTGCCGTACACGTCATCGTCGTGGTTGTGGACTTTGACAAACGACTCGCCGAGCTTCCAGCACAGCGTCTTCAAGCTCGCATTGTGGGGACGTTTCTGACCCTTCTTCCACTCGGCGGTTGGATCCAATCCAGCGAACCGCCACAACGATCCGGCGGTTGGAGTGCGTGTGATGTCGATGTGCGCCAACATGCCAGCCGCAATGACTGGCCCAATCCCTTTGATTGACATCATCCATCTACCGATTGGGTGTGCGTCGGCGTAGACCCCAAGCGCACCCTTGATCTGGTTCTCCAGCACTCGCGATTGGGTTGCAAGCCAGTCCAGCAATGCGACTGGCTCCCCCGCATTGGCGACAGAACGCTCTTGGTTTGCAGCGCGGATACGGTTGCCCTGCATCTCGTAATAGGAGTCAACAAGGAACCTCGCCTCTTGAGCATCGAGCAACGCAGCGCTGGATCGCAGATCTTTGCTGAGCCGCACTACGCTGGCGTTAACTTCAATATCCAAACCATTTATCGCGGTCATGTCCCCCCCCAGATTATTGTGTGAACCACTTACCAATCATCGTCTGCAAAAGGTTCAGCCGTTTGACCTCTGCGTATAGCGCGTCGATCTCAGCGACCTTAGACTTGTTCAGGTAAAGCGAATCGTCGCTGCATTCGAGCGCGTGGATGTGATCGTGGATCTTGTCTGCGCGCTGCAGCGCCAGGCGTCCGGTGAACGCAAGCACCTCGACAAAGGTCTCGTCAGGATACATCGCGCAGGTCAGCTGCTATGGCGACGTATCCCGCATGATCGATCGGGTTGTCGGGGTTTGGCTTTGGCGCCACTTCATCACGCGCCAGCTTCAGCAGCGCCATGCACATTGCGACTTGCCGAGGCGTGATCCTGACCTGCAGGTACGCAGACCACAGCTGAGCTGTGCGGACATGCACCTCCACGTGGTCGCC